GCGTGTTGCGTCAGAACCTGGGTTCAGACCGATAACACCGAGGGTGCCGCCACCAGCGGCAGAGACAAGTTCAGTCGAGGTGGCTGAAGTGCCAACGCTGAACGTGGTTGCGGCACCGCTCCATACGGCAGTCACAACCATCTGCATGTTCAAGATATGGCTGTTTGCTGGCAGGACAATGGTGGTACCAAGAGCGGTTGCAGTGCCAGCTTGCGTGATTGGAACGTGTTGCACCATGACAACAGAACCAACGTTCTTCACGTTTTGGCCGAGGGTGGTGCCAGCGGTGTTCAGAATATTGCCCGCGCGAATCGGGCCAGTGAATGTAGTCTTACCCATGTCGGGTTCCTTTGCACAATAGGCCACTCTGTCTGTGCAAAGTCCGCTGGGCGCGGTCAGGGTGGCAATTAGACCCAGAAAGGGAAAAAGGGGGCCGAAGCCCCCTTAAACTTTGGCTTAGGTTGGGAACGAGCCGAAGATCGAGCGCCAGTTGTAGTATCCAAAAGAATACCGCTCATAGCCTTTTACCAGCAAGTTATCCGTTACGAAATCCACTTGCATGTCGCTTTCAAACTTCACACGCTCCATATACGACAGGCCGTCGATGTTGGTCAGCAAGAACCATGCACCAGTTGAGGTCAGATAGTCGTTGACCATATAACCCTCTGGCAGGCCACCAGCGGTGGACATGATTGCGTTGACATCGTTGTCTGCAGTGCCTGGACGCAGTTCGGTCTTCAACAGACGAATTGCAACTGGCTCCAACTGTGGCGGAACAACCAGCTTGCGGCCACGGGCGAAGACCTTCAGGCCAGCCTGATCGCGGAAGTTGGTACGAATTGCAATCATGCCGTTTAGCAGGGTTGCCTCGTTCAGTTCCACATCGGTCGTGGGTTTGTTTGCAACCGTGCCACCGTCGATTGGGTGTGCGGTCGAAATTAGAGCCACGCCGTCACCGCCGATAGAACTGTTGTAAGTCGTAGCGGTGTTCAGGATGTTTGCGCCGTAGATTTCCTTGGTCTGTTGGAACGATTCCACCAGGCCGAGGTTCGACGGAGCAAATTGTGTTTTGTACAGGTTGTCGTCAATGGCTTTGCGAGTGATCGCGTAGCCCAAGCCGATTTCCGTGTGTTCTTGGTTGTAGATGAAACGCTCACCTGCACCGTTGTCGAAGGACGTTTGACCGCCTTCAGTCTTCAACTGTGCAAAACCTAAGAAACGCATTTCTGCGGTGCGTTCAAGCGCCATCTTGGAGTTGTGCTTCGTAAAGATTTTGTCGTACTGAGATGGGATCATCTCGTACTTGCCTTCAATGCCACGCAAGCCTGGCAGAAGAAGGTCTTTGATTGCTGATAGATTTACAGCCATTTCCTATCTCCTTACATGCCAGCGAAGTTGCGAGGCATCGCGTTGTTAAATCCGACTACGATCTTGTTGTAGCCAGCGGTTGCATCGTTGCCATTGATACCCGACAGTGGCGAAGATTGGCCTGGCAGGTAGTTCTGGATTGCGATGATGCGGAACGGCAGGAACGAGTTTGCACCCGTCACGCCAGCCGAGGACAGCGTAAACTGGTCAGCAAAGAAGTCGGACAATCCCGTAGCGGTAGTGCCGTTTGTTTCGCTCGTTGTGGTGCTGTCATTCCACGCAAAGCCGATGTTCTCGCCAACGTTAGCTTGACCAACAGCGGTTGCGGTGGTGTTTGAGTTGCCAGTTTGCACCGAGAAACGAGCGTTTGGATCGGTGATGACGTATGCTTCAACATCGTTTGCGGTGTCGGAGCCTGGCCAGTAGTTCGACCACACGGTGCGCTTTTGAGCCGTGGACAAATACTTGCAGCCAGCAAACACGCCAGCGACAGGAACGTAGACCGTGACCACAGGGGTCGAGGTTGCCGAGGTTGCAGCGGTAGTGGTGGTGCTTTGGACAACAGCGGTCGTCGAGGTGGACGAGATGACCGTGAAGGCACCGTTCGGGACGCCAGTTGCGTTAGTCACAACAATCGTTGAACCCACTGGGGGCGCGTAGTTTGTTGAGGCAAAGGTTGGGATGTTGGCGGTTGAACTTGCAATCGCGGTGTAGGTAATCGTCATCGCGCCAGTGGCGACGGTGGCAATACCAGTTGCAGACACGGTCAAGGTGACGGGGCTGACGGCCTGCGCGATGTAGCCAGTACCCACGCCAGTAGCGTTGGTAGCCTGCATTACAGGGTCATTGAAGAAAATTGGTGTCGTATTGGTTGACGCAATGGCAGCGCATGTCTGCTCATAGGTCGGAGCCGAACCAGTACCTGAGTACTGGGCAAAGCCGTTTGGCGCAAATGTATTCGCCATGCGGAAATCTCCTTTACAGGAGGTCTATTTCGCGCACCGAGGCGATTTAGGACCAAAGGTTTATTGGGCCTCCCCGCCGAGGGGATGGATGAAAACACCATATATCTATTTTTGATATAAGTAAAGGGGGCGACATAAGCCGCCCCATTCAAATATTATCACTCTGGAATGGGCATGGCTTCATACCCCTTCTTGATCTTCGTCATCTCGTTGCCCTTGTTGGAGCGTTCAAACTCACCTGGCTTGGTGGCTGAAAGTTGCTCTTCTTTGGCGCGGACTTGAAGGCGTGCGCGGCGGTTCTCAATGGAGCGCGCCTCTTCAGTGATCACCAGTGGGCGCTCCATCAGGACCATGCCTTTGCGAAGGATCATGCCGCCCGTGTAGCCCAGCGGCATCATCTCAGGGTGACGGGACGCTGGCACGATCTCCCAGCCCTTGCGGGCCAGTGCCACTTGGTGTGCGGGGTCTTCAGCGCCAAGGACTGTCCACATTTTCCACTCGTATGACCACTTATCTGGGATGATGCCAGGTTCAACAAAGAACTCGTCGCTCCCGCTGTCTGTGTCGCTGTGGTTTTGAAGTTCAGCCGCACGCTTTGCAGCATCCCGTGGCTTTTCCTTGGTCACCATATCTGGCCTCACGCTTGGGCGTACAAGCTTTGCGGCTTTTTGAAATTCATCATCGCTCATCTGATTTTACCTTCCTTCATAAGTGCAATCTTGTGCTTGGCGTAGTCCTTTTCGTCCATGCCCATGTCAGACGCGGCCTCTCGCTCCGCCGCAGACAGCCTCACAGCATTCCTGTTGCCATTGCTGGTGCCACGACTCACAGGGGCAGCCGCAGGTGCCGCATCGCGGCGCTGTGTGACCCTGGCGGCATACTGGTCGCCCGTGTCGTTTGTCTGCTTTGACACGCCCAGCTTTGCCTCAATGGCCGCAAAGTACGCGGGGGTGTCTACGGATATACCATCGTCAACCGCGTCCTCATGTGCGCGGATCATCTTGCGATTTAGGCGCGGGTCAGTGACAAATTTTGGATTCCTGCGGACCCATTCTGCCGATGTTGCCGACAGACGTGACGCAAACGCCTCAACGGGGTCTGCGGGGACGTATTTAGGCTCTGGCGTCTTGGGTTTGGAGTTCATAGCATCCAGACCGTTGCGAAGCTGTTGCAATTGAGCAGCTTTTTCGCCCATCAACTGCTGAATCTCAGCCACGCCATCGTAATCCTGATTGTGCATGGCAATTTTCAGGTTGCTTTTTAAAATTTCATTGTCACGCATCACGCTGTCAATGGCGCTGGACACCAATTGGATTTCAGTGTCGTCTTTTTCGCTGTTTGCGGCATGCGCACGCCGCTCCGCAGCAACGCGGGCTTCGCGCTCGGCGGTGATTTGCCGCCTTAGTTCAGAAATTGACTCCTGAAGGTCGGGGACTAGCGTTTCCTCAACCTCAGTTTCGGGCGCATCGTCAACAATGATCTCGATTTCTTCTTCATCCATGTCTTTTCACCTTTAATAAACAGAATCTGGGTGGGGGGCGCGGCCTTTGATGCTGATATCATCAAAAATACGGCACAAAACGCCGTTGACTGTGATTGACCATCCGTCAGACGGGCGGAAAATCAGCCACTCGTGATCTTGGAACGTCATTCCCGTGAACCAATTACCATCTTGCTCAAATGCAAGCGGCCCACGCTTAACCAAAAGGCCAACTTTGGACTGATATTTGTCTTCGTCAAGGTGATCCGCCGTCAAGATCAGCCCTGATTTTGTTTTTTCTGGCCGAAGATACACGGCCAAAAGCACTTGATTGTGGAAAAGTTCAATTTTGGAGATGTCACCAAGCTGATCGAGCAGCTTTTGTTTGGGGTCTTCTTCATGGCTCATGGGCATATGTGGCATGTCTAATCCTTACATGGTCTTGTTAATAGTAGTGGATACCTCTTCGCATAAAGAGATAACCTCATCGAGAGCGGAAACCTTTCCGACCGCCTCACGATATTCTTCAATGGTCTTTATAGCAAGGCCACCAACCATGTTGCCGACGATGTCCGCCCTGCGTTCCATGATAAGTTTGATGAGTTCGCGCTCAAACGCGGTGCTGATGGTCGTGATCATATGTAATCCTAATTTATTTGGGTGGGGGCCAGTATTTATCTGGCCCCCGTAAGCTGTGGGAGGTGCAGCTTATTTCTTTAGGTCTTTGTTCATCTTCTCGCCGTAAGCTTCGACCTTTTCCTTGCGTGCCTTACCGCCACCAGCGCCACCAGTGATCGGATATACCACTTTGCCGCCAGCTTTGCGGCCCATCATTGGGGGCATCGGCGCACCACCAGCGGGGGGCATAGGACCAGCGCCAGCAGCGCCAGACATGGCAGACATCAACCCTGGTGGCAGCGACATGTGCGCAGGCGGTGGCGCAGACGGCATTGGAGCAGGCATTGGCATCGGCGGACGCATCACTGGTGGAGCGCCCATGGGTGGCATACCAGCGGGTGACACGGGCATAGCGCCAGGCTTCTCGGCGTTGTGCGGGAAGATGTTGATGCTGATGTTGCTCTTGCCGACCTTGCCGCCAGTGGCGCGTGCCGTGCGGCCACCATCTTGCGACATTGCAGCGCCACCGCAAGCTTTGCACATGCAATCCTTGTGGTGCATGGCTTTGCCGCCGTCTTTTTTCTCGGCAGTCTTGGCGGATTCTTTGAACGCATCAGCAGTTGGCGCACCCTTGGAGCCTACTTTGCGCATCTTTTCCTTGGAGCCGTTTTCAATGCGCTCACGTTTGGCGTTGATGTTGGCATACAGACCGCCACCATCTTTCATGCCAGCCGACCCACCACAGGCTTTGCACATGCAATCTTTGTGGTGCATGGCTTTGCCGCCCTTTTTGTAGCCAGGTGCCATTGGCATCATTGGGTTTTGCATACCCATGCCCATACCGCCGCCACCCATGCCCATGCTGCCGCCGCCCATCTTTCCCGTGCGACCGCCAGCATTCATCTTGCCAACACCGTCAGCGGCAAAGAAAGGAACCTTCTTCCCGTCTTTTTCAACCATTTTCATTTTTCCGCCAGCAGCGTAACCCATGCTGCCGCCGCTCATCTTTTTGGATGGCATGTCATGCTTTTTGTCGGCGCTGGAAGCTTCCCATTCCTTCATGGTCATGCCGTGCTTGGCAGCCATCTTCTTGTCTTCCATCATGTCTTTAGCAGAACCTTCAGCCTTGCCACCGCGCTTGTATGGATCGTCATTCATGGAAGGCATAAATGCGCCGCGCTCCATGCTGCGGTCATCGCCCATCTTCTTGCGAATGTCGGCTGTTGGCGTGTCCTTCATGGCTTTACGGCCAATCTTCTTTGCCTTGTAGGACGGCATTTCTTCTTCAGCCATCATCTCGCCAACATCGCGTTCAGCGGCCTTTTTCATCGCGCTTCCACCACGAGCAAACCCGCCGACGTGCTTGATGCCTTCGCGCTCTTCGTTGGCGTCCTTGACGTTGCGGTTGACCAATGCATTTGCATACTCTGTCTTGCCGCCAGACTTGCGTGGCGTGCGGCCAGCGTGGGTCATGGCCTCAGCGCCCTCAACCTTGCCGCCGACCTTAAATGCACGGCGCGAGATCGGGCGCATACCCGTCTTTACGTCTGCATTCAACGGTTCCGCTGGGGTGAACGTCGAGGCGTCAACCTTGCCCCCGCTTGAACTGTCAATAAGGCTCTGGGCCTTTTTGTTTTTTGCTGCGCGCAGCGATTTGAAATCCATTTTGCGATCCTCTGAGGTTACACGGCGTCCCGTTTGTGCTTTGCATTGTATACCGAAGTCAGGGACAATGCACGATCAATGTTGTTGCTTACCGATTGCGGCGAAACTGGGCTGGAAGTTCCATTTCCTGCTCGACCGTAAGATGCTCTGGAGGTTTCCCGTGGAACTCTAGGTCTAGGAATGCTTCTCTGGTCAATGGCACCCCCGTTCGCCGCATGAGGCTGACTAGCGCCTCCTGTAAACCACGTTGGGGGGCGGATGCCGCCTGCTTTTTTGACGACTTGATTTCTGGCTTCATCTTGACTGATCTCCCCTTTGCGGTATCTGGACCAAACATCATCAATATCCTTTGCGTTTTTTGCTGTTTTGAAAGTATCAGGAAACAAACCTCTGATAGCTTCCCAAGTAATGGACTGCATCTCACGAGGATGGATGCCTCGCGCTTTTGCGGCGCGTCTGTATGCCTCGGCGTACAACGGATAAGTTCCCTGAACACCAGAAATGGAAGAACCTCCAGCGCCAGGAATACCCTTTCCTGGCGAGGAACCGAAATTGTGCGCCACTTCAACCGAATTTCCAGATAATGGTCGCATTAAAGCCGCCGCAACGGCATGGGTATCAATAGTGACATCGCCCTTTGACGAGTTTGGGTGCAAAATGTTGTTGTAAAAGTTGCGAACTTTGTGCTTTTCACCCATAAGTTCAGATAGTTTTTCAGGATCGTGCGCATTGTCTAAAGCCTGAACGGCTTTTGCAATTTCCGTTAGAGAACCCCACCCAGCCGCTGCATTTTTTCCAGATTTGGTTTTTACAAAGTCACCAAATGTACCCTCTGGATTTACAATTCTATGTTCGTTTGAGTTATAAGTTTGATCGTGAAGCCTAACCCACATAGACTTAGCAATGGCTCTTTCGTCATCTGGAATGTTTTCACGATCCAGATCGCCTAAAGACTTTCCTCGGATCATGTTGTGGATGCCAGCGTACTCAGGCTTGTTGAGCGACTCAATGCCTTGCAGCGTTTTTTCCATTTCAGGGCTAAACGTAAACCCATGATAGAAA